ACTAGAAGCTAATGAAGAAATGTAAAAAGGGTTGCAAGTGTAAAAAGTGCAAAGCCCGAATGAATCCAAAGAACCCTTATTAGTAATGCCTAAAATAAAAGAAATATTGAAGAATTATATAGAGACTCCCTATGGGGATATAGTCAGAAATGAATGGGGGGAGTTAGAGTTGGAGTATGCTACTGCGGACTTCTCGGAGTTCTCTCCTAATATATCGGTAGATAATGAGATTGACACTTGGTTGATAGATAACGATTATAAAATATTGAGTAGAGGTATTTACTTTAATGATCCTATAGTAGAGACGTTGAATTATATATATTATAATGAGAGCACAAACGACTATGAAGAGGTTGAGGTTCCTGTAGGTTATTCAGATGGCATTGAAATAGGGAGCTTTATGCTTAAATACAAACTAGAAAAGAGGTAGATGTATTTATTGAAGATAAGCAAGAAAGGAGAGGGTGTTGCTGATGAGGATAATGGGGTACTAGGTGTTCCAGAGTTCCAGAAGATATTAAAGGAAAAGAAGTTAGGTGAGAAGGCAATGAGGTTTATAGCTTTGAGTCAGGATTATGATTCGCCTTATAGATACTTGAATGAGAAGGATCGAAATAGGCAGATAGCCACAGACATCTTTGGGAAGCCCTCCTGGGCTGACAATAAACATCCTTTGATACAAGCAGGTATAGAGAAGTATCGAAAACTACAGAGAGATCCTTTAGATGATCAGTTAGAAGCTTTTAATAAGAAGATAGACCAGTATACTACACTTATTAATGAATGGCATTTAGATCAGGAGACAGCTGAGGACTTGCAGAAGGTTATGATAGGTATAGAGAAGCTCTTAGGAACTAGAACAGTTTTATTAGAGGCTATAGAACGTAGAGGAGAGAGAAAAACAATTAGTGGTGAACAGACTCTAAGCTTTTTAGAGGATAGAGCTGTTAGACTAAAAGATGCTTAATGGCTAAGAAGAATTTTGACGTACAGGCTTACAGGCCTATACCTAATCACGGGCACCCAAATCTAGACGCAGACAGTCTTGTATATCAAGATTACTGGGAAGAGGAAATGCATAGATGCATACACGGCTTTCAGCCGATAGGAGGTGATTGGATTCCTGGAAATTATTATTGGTATCTTAATTATTATATGATACTTGGTAATGATGGGAGTGATTCAAATCGTAAGACCCTTATATACCCTTGGTATCGGGATATGGATAAGGAGTACTTTATGCTCTTTGATACATGTAGGAGAGAAGGTAAAGGAATGATAGTGATAAAGGCTAGGGATAAGGGATTCTCTTATATGAACTCAGGGCTGGTTGCGCATGAATTTACATTCTTTCCGCATTCCGAGGTCGGAATTGCGGCTGGGCTAGGGGTTACAGCACACTCGTTTTTTGATAAAGTCAAAAAGGGGTTGATGAATCAACATCCAAATTTTCGGCATGGATGGTTGAAGGATACTAAGGATGTATTACGGGCAGGGTATAGGCAGAAGAACGCTGAGGGGCGTTGGGAGATAGGCGGTTATCAGTCTGTTATACACTGTAGAACTATGGATGATCCTGAAGTATACAAGGGTGAGCGTTTATCTATAATGATATTTGAAGAAGCAGGGGAGTTTAAGAGATTGAAGAATGCATACATGTCGTCTAAAGCGTGTTTTATGGATGGGGCATTGCAGTATGGGGTGCCTGTTGTTGGTGGAACAGGTGGGGATATTGACGCAGCTTCTGCTGACTTTATGGATATGTATTATAATGCAGACGCATTTAATCTTATTCCTATGTTTATTCCTGCGTCAAGAGCGTTACATGGATTCTTTAGTCCTAAGACTGGAATTGATGACGAACAGAAAGCTTATGAGTACATAGAGGGTGAACGTAATAAGATATTAGAAGGTGGTGGAGATAGTAAGGCGTATAATTTGCATTTACAAAATTACCCCTTAACTATACAAGAAGCGTTCCTAAAAACTAAAGGTTCACGATTTGATATAGCATTGCTTAATCAGCAAAGAGGCCGTGTTCAAGAACTTAAAGATCCTGAGCAGCATATCACTAAAGGTCATCTTGATTGGGTGATAAACGATGAAGGTATGACTCATGAGGTTAAGTTTACTCCACACCCACACGGACCATATAAAATACTACACCATCCTAAGACTAATTTGTCTGGCTTAGATATTGGAGGTATTGATAGTTATGATCAAGATCAGGCTGGTGCAGCGCCATCTTTAGGATGCGCTATGATATTCCGTAGAATAGAGAATACTAACGTACCATACAGGCTTCCAATAGCAGAATATACAGATAGACCTGAAACTGCTGACATGTTTTTTGAGGGATGTCTAAAATTAGCCGTATATTACAACGCTCAAATGTTGGTAGAATACACTAAGATTGGTATACTAGATTATTTCCTTAGAAACAAGGCTCAGAGGTACTTAAAGACGAAACCTCGTAGCGCACATTCTCCTGGAACTAAGACTAGAAACAATTACGGAGTCCACATGAATAAGCAAATTAAGGCGTATATGGAGTCTTTAATGTATGATTACATAAAGGAAAAGGCTGATGATATATGGTTTATAGACTTGTTGGATGAGCTATGCGACTGGGGTTCGCGCAATACAGATAGAGCTGTAGCTTTTGGTTTGTGTCTTATCCATGAAAATGATAACTTTGCAATTGAAGTAAAAGATAGAGAACGGGAAACAATAAAAGAGAGTGGATTTATATATTATAAATATGATAGTAATGGTACGCCAATTAAATATACAAGATAATGAGGAACTTTCCTAGTCAATTAATACCAGACTCGAAAAAGAATGAGAAGTGGTGCGAACAAATGCTTGATGCAATAGTTGGTAGTACAGGTCATTTGTCAAGCATAGAAAGTGGTCATCGAGCAAAAGATATAAGAAACTATGATGTGTATAATGGAAGGTTTGATCGTGAGGATTATAAATACCTTACAGAGCAATACGGTTATAGCTACCCAGCTCGACTAGTTAATTACCCTATAGTACAGCCAAAGATAGATTTATTACTAGGTGAAGATCTTCACAGACCTTTAGATACTAAGGTAGTTACAATAAATCAAGAGGCTATCAATAGAAAGGAAGACCATAAAGTAACTATGGTTATGAACAAGCTTCTAGAAGAAGTAAAAGAGGAAATGAAAAACCTAGGTATGGAGACGAATACCGAAGGTCAGGAGATTCCAATCCCAGACGATATAGATACGTTTATGCGTTACAACTATAGAGAATCTATAGAGGAGTCTGTTCAGGATGGATTAGAGTTTCTAACTAATAGATATAAAATAAAGAATAGATTCAAGGAAGGGTTTAGAGATTTACTTATTACAGGTAAAGAATGTTATAGAATAGAAATTAAAGATGGAGATCCACAAGTAAGACGTGTAGATCCAAGATCTTTTGCTTATGATTTATCAAGCGAAACAGATGATTTAAGTGAGGCTAACTGGATTACAGAGGAAAGATGGTTATCACCAAATGATATAATAGACGAGTTCGGAGATCAACTTGATGATAAGCAAATAAACTTAATAGAGTCTATCTCTAAACAAAATAATACAGACCTTTATTCTGAGTATGCAAACTGGTATTCTAAAGGTGACGGTGGGGATATGAGAGTTAAGGTGGTTCACGCTGAGTGGAGATCCTTAAAAAAGATACAATACAAATTAAGCCCTAATAAGCATGATAATGATAAGCCATTTAGGAAGATGGTTTCTGATAAATACAAGAAGCGTAAAGGTGAAAAGATTCGTAAGGTTGTTGTTGATGACATTTGGCAGGCTACAAAGATTGGTGGTTCGATTATGGTTAATTGTCAGCGAGTTCCTAATCAAATACGCTCTTTAGATGATCCTAGTGCTGCTAATTTAAGTTATGTTGGTTGCGTAAGAAATCATACAACTGGAAGTCCTGTTTCTATGGTAGACCTACTTAAAAACGTGCAGATGCTTTACAATATTGTAATGTATCACATAGAATTGTCTATGGCTCGCTCAGGTGGTAAGGCAGTGGTCTACGATGTAGCTCAAATGCCAGCTAATCTTGGAATGAATATGCAGGATATAATGTACCACATTAAGAATGATGGTATTATCCCTATAAACTCTAAGGATGAAGGATTACAGGCTCAAACCTTTAATCAGTTCCAACAAATAGACTTTACGCTATCTAGTTCTGTACAGCAACTTATAAACCTAAAAGTGATGTTAGAAGATATGGCTGGTCAAGTATCAGGTGTAACTAAACAACGAGAAGGTCAGATTGAGCAGTATGAACAGGTAGGTAATCAGCAGAGAGCTGTAGTACAGTCTGCTACGATTACTAGATCTTGGTTCTGGTCACATGACATGGTTAAGCAAGACGTATTAATGCGTTGTGCTAATCTAATGAAGATTGCGTGGGCTGAAGGTAAGAAGACTGCTACGGTATTTGGCGATGGAACATATAAGTTTATATCTATACTGCCAGATGTATCTCTTAATGACTACGGAGTATTCTTAGGTGACGGTGGTAAGGATGAGCAAATGAAAGCTGCTGTATCTCAATTAGCACAATCAGCTTTACAAGGTGGTCAGATAGATATGTTAGATGTAATTAGAATTTATAAATCTGATACGTTAACAGAAGCTGAGCATATATTAGAAAGAGGTTTAGAAGCTGCTAAAGAAATGCAAGCTCAACAACAGCAAGGCATGCAAGAGCAAGCTCAAGCAGAGGCTGAAGCTAAAGAAAGAGAGTTACAAATAGAAGTTGAAATGAATCAACTAGATAACGAAACCAGAATCAAGGTTGCTGAAATACAGCATCAATCGAAGCTTGAAACTGCCGAGATACTATCAGATGATACTTATGGATCTAAACGTGCAGACGCAGCTTTAAATCAAATGGAAGGGCAGTTAAAAGGTCAGATTAAAAATTAAATCTTGAATTATTGATAAAAATTGCTTAATATTGCAAAATGGAAGAGACAATGGAAAAAAAAGAGACACTAAGCGAAGAGGTTAAAGAATTTAATCCAAACGCTTTTGCAGAACTAGATGACTTAGTTGATAAAGTAGGTCATGTTGACGAAGAGCAATCTACAGAAAAAGAGCCTACAGCTCTGGTAGATGAGGTTGAATCTGAAGTACTACAAGAAGAAGATGATGATTCAGATTTTGATTGGGGTTCAGAAGAGGTTAATGAGGTAGAAGAGGAAACTGTAGCTCAAGAAGTTAAGGATGATGATTGGGATTTAGAAGATCAGTCAGAGCCTAAAGAAGAGCCTGAAGGGGAAGTAGTTGAGGATCAGGGGGTTAACTGGGATGCGGTAGCAGAGCAGCTTGGCTTAGAGGGTTCGTCTAAGGAAGACATCATTGAAGCTTTAAAGGTAAAGAATGAGCCTGAAGTTAAAAATGATACAATTACAAAGTACGAAGGATACCTTCAATTTTCAGACAGAGAGCTATTAGCTGCTGATATGAAAGCGACAGGTATGGATGAGTATGATGTTGATGACTCATTAGACAGGATGGAAGATTCTGGAATGCTTAAACACGAAGCTCTTAAGATTAGAAAGCAATTAAAAAACGCTATTCGAACTGAAAGAACTAATGTTAAGAAAAGAGAGGAGTCAGAAGTACAAGAAAAATCCCAAGCTCAAGAAAAAGCAAGAAAAGACTTGCAAAATGAGTTAAAAGGATTTAAAAACTACCTTGGAGGCAAGGTAACAGTAGAACAAAGAAAAGATCTGTATAAGTATATAACAACTGGGAATTTCAATGAGGACATATATAAGTCTCATGCCAATGTTGCGGAGGCAGCGTTCTTATGGAAGAACAGAAAGCAAATACAGAATATGTTGAGGTCGCAAGGCTTTGAAGACGGAAAGGGTAGTGTCTTAGACAACCTTTCAAATAGAGGAGGTAGAGGAAATAGTAAGCCTAAATATAAAACAGGCTCTGGATTCGATGCTTCAGCATTTATGGGAGAATAATTTTAATGCTGTCAATGTTACGTTTTAAAAGTATAATTAAGTAAATGCAATTTTAAATTATTATTAAATTTTTAAATTGTAAAAAAAATGAAAACAACATCTGGATCGTTTGGGGTTGAAACTCAAGCGTCAAATTCGTTGGTAAGCGCTATGTTAAAGTATCCTGAGATTGGATCTACTTTAATTCAGCAATACCCTCGTTTTGCACTAACGTACCTATTAGAAAGAACAGGTCGTCATGCAAACGTAAAAGTAATGAGCGATAAATCTTTCGAGTGGAAAGTTTTAGGTCGTTCAAATCGTGAAATTAAATTAGCTGATATTACAACTATTTCAGCTGCAGCAGGATCTGCAACAACTGTACTTTTACCTGTTCTTAATAGAGATTTATCTATTAATGACGTAGTAATGATTGGTAATGCTGTTGGTACTGTAATTGGCCATACAGAAGATGATGGTTCAACAGTAAAAACAGGTACTAATAAACCGCCTGTTGGTCAAGCATTAGCTGCTCAACTTCAAGGTCACACAATTGCTACAGCTGATGCGTGGGGTTATCAAGTTAGATTCTCTAATGGTTATGGAGCTAGTGAACTTGCAGATAGCGCTATTGTTGCTCGTTTAGGTTCTGCTTTTGGTGAAGGTTCTTTAGGTACTTCTGTATCTGAAAGCACTGCTTACCCAGAAACTCATAAAAACTGGTTAACACTAAACAGACGTAAGCAATCTATTACAGGTTCTGCTTTAACTGATGTAACTTGGATTGAAAACAATGGATCTAAATTGTGGTACTTTACTGCAGAGAAATTGTTTACTGATGAGTTTATGTATCAATTAGAGCTTCAACGATGGTTTGGTAGAAACAACGTTGGTACTGCTGCTGATGCTTATACTTTCCCAGGTCAAGCTGGTACTGTTGATAGTACTGCTTCTGCTTTAATGGGTGATGGTATTTTAGCTCAAATCGAAGGATCTATTAGCATGTCTTACAATGTTGGTAGTGATGCTGGTGAAGGTCTTACAGAAGACAAACTAGCTCGATTTATTGCAGAGCTTTCTCGTAACGCTAAATCTCCTGAAGGAAACGAATGGGTAGTATTTACTGGTACAGAAGGTCGATACCAATTCCACAGAGCTATGAAAGATATTTCTGTTGGAGCCTCTGTTGTTAGTGGTGCTGCTGGCGCTGCTTCTGGCGGATCTATGCAGTCTATGAAAACTGGTTCTGATGTATCTTTAGGTGTTAACTTTGTATCTTACTATGTATTAGGTAATAAACTTACTATTGCTTACTGCCCAGTATTTGATGATGTTAATGCTTTTGGTGCTGAAGCTGGTGCTGGTGGGTCTGGTTCTGGTGGAACTATGTCTGGTAAAATGGTATTCTTAGACTTCTCGTCTGTAGATGGTGTACCTAACATTCAGTTAATTGCTAAAGGATCTGATGGTCTTAACCGTAACTATGTGAAAAAATACATTCCTGGTATGGTTAATCCTTACGATCAAAAATCAATGTTGGCTGCTAACGGTGACGACTCATTCACATGTCAAATCATGTCTGAATCTGGAGTTATTGTTCGTAATCCTTTGTCTTGTGGTGTTTTAAGTGCTACACACTAAGATTATATACTATATGTGGGAGGAGTAATCCTCCCCATTAGAACGCAAACAACAATTAAAAAAAGAGAAAAATGAAACATCCAGTTATTGTAAGGGTTAAAAAGCCCAAAAGATTTGTTTATTTAGGTTTAGGTTCAAGCTATAAAGATCCAAAAGATCGAGGTAGAAGAAGAGACTTAAAAGATATAAACGGTGAGTCATATGATTTTGTTATGAGAAGCACTGCCACTGTTTTTGATTTAAATGATGAGCATGATAAACATGTTCACGATTGGTTAAAGGATTATCCTGGTATTAGTCAGCATTTAATTTTTGAAGATACCATAGAGCAAGAAATGATTTCTACAGAAGCAATGGTTGAATCAGCAGAGGCAATTCAAATTGCTGTTGCAATGACAGATAAAGAAGTATTAGATTTCTGTAAGCTAACAGGTATTAGAACTAAAGATAATTCTATTGAGTTTGTTAAGGCTCAGGTTATTAAAATGGCTAATGATGATCCTAATAGATTCTCTAAAATAATTAATGATAGAGATAAGGATTATAGAGTGTTTATTGAGCATGCTATTGACGCAAAAAAGATTAACTTTGTAAATGGAACTTATAAGTATAACACTGAAACTATAGGTCTAACAGAAGACCAAGTAGTGCAGTGGCTTAAAGATAATAAAGACATTCACGCATTATTGCGAAAAGAAATGTCTGGTAATAAAAAAGCAAAAGCTAAGAAGTAATGACATATACAGAGGCATACGCTCATATAGATAACCTGTTAGATAAGGCAGGTACGGCATATTTTACAGACACAGAAAAGAATCAATTCTTGGATTTGGCTGTACTAGAATACACTAAGGGATTAATAAACACCTTAGAATCTGATGCTCAATCTATGGAGAAGATAGCGCCTTTGGTTAATAAGTCAGATTCTTTAGCTCAATCTTCTAGGGTTATCACACTACCTACCAATATTCCTGTATACCATATATTAAGAGCTTATACAGCTAACAATGGATACCCTATAAACATAATGGGTTACGGAGAGTATGCATCGGCTAAGGATAATCCTTTCCATAAGGCTGACACTAAAAATCCTGTAGGATTACTAAGAGGTCTGGTTATGGAGGTGATAGGGAATACAGAAAATGTGTATTTAGAATACATAAAACTTCCTGAAGTTACTCATACAGGTAGTCACAACCTAGGTGGTTATGGTAAAAATTCTGGAGAAGAAATAGTAAATATTGCAGTTAGAAAGATGATGTTGTCATTGGAAGATCCAAGGTATCAGTTACAAATTAACGAGACCTCCGCTGAGAAGCGTTGATGATTCTCTTTTCCTGCGTTAGATTGGGTGGTAGATTTCTCTACCCCCATTCTTTTAAAAAATAGAATATGACTTTAAATGAGATTGTTTACAATATCAAGAATATCGCTGAGGGTGGATACACTACAGATGATAGTAAGTTAAGTACTCGTCAAATAAAGGCGTGGGTTAACTATCATAGATTAACTCTGTTGGAAGCATATACGAATAACGGAAAGAACATCCCACAGGGCGCTACTCAGAACTTAGGTATATTCACAACCCCAGACGAGGGATCGTTCCTTACACTGCCTAAAATAGCCTCATACGGAGATACTAGAGGAATAACTAGTGTGACATCTGTAGATGGTAACATGATATTCGCTAGAACAACTCAAGATAAAATAGCATTCCAAGAGCATAGTAGGTTTACATCTGTAATGCCTAAGTTTTTCCTTGAAGAAGGTACTAAGTTGTACTTTGTTGGATCAGGTGAAGGAGAGCAGGTGAAGATAATTGGTATAGCAGAAGATCCTAGCGCTGTATCTGGATGGGGAGGAGATGACTCCGAATACCCATTACCATCACAGCTTGTTGGTCCGTTGATTGAATCAATCGCTAAGGTTGAATTAAACATGACGGTTAAAACTACAGGAGATGTAATTAATAATGAAATGGAAGGAGATAGAGAAGTTCAAGCTCAAGGTAAATAATGTCATACATAACATATAAAGATATTTATAAACAAATATCCAGTAGAGTAAGAGTAGAAGCGTCTGGCAGGAAAAAGACAAAAGCTATACCTTACTCTTTGTATTTTAAAATAGTTACTAAATTTTTCGAGATTCTAGCCAGAGACTTAGTGGTTAGAAAACAAAGAATTTTCTTACCTTTGGGTTTAGGATTCTTGCATGTAGAAAAGAAAGAGCATACTAGAGCTTTTCATATACGAAAAGATATTGCCGAATCCAGACTGAAAGGTGAGCCTGTTAGGTACAAGGTTCCTATATTAGATGATTATTATTATAAAATAAGTTGGGCTAAAGGCGGTAAAGGTTTCCATAAGTGTAAACTTTATCCAGCTAAAAAAGTCAGAGAACTATTAAAAGATACATACAATGCAAGTTAGTGTTAAAAGAATAATTGGAAATGTAGCTCGTAACTTAGGGTTGAATAATCCATCAGAACATATAGAGTCATTTATAGAATGGGCTTTTGAGGCTGAGGAAAAGATAGGCAGCTTTAGTACGTTTACAGACAAGGAGTCTGCTTTAACCGTGACTGACAGCAAAGCTTTATTACCTACAGATTTAATGACTTTAATAGATGTGAAAGGTATTACATTTATGGAGCCCACTCAAAAAACATTTAAAGCAGATTCTTCTGGTGACAAGTATTGGATAGTAGGTAGTTATATACATTTTTCTAATGTTAAAGAAGGAACGGTAGATATAGCTTACAAAGCTTTAGCTACAGATGATGAAGGATTCCCAACAATAAAACAAGGACATGAAGATGCTGTTGCTCAGTATATTATGTGGAGGTTTAAATCTATAGAATATTATAACGGTAAGATTGCTAGATATATAGTTCAGGATTTAGAGAAGCGATGGTATTGGTTGTGCGGCCAAGCGAGAGGTAAAGATAATTTACCTTCAGAAGCTGAGATGAGAAACATAGCAAAGTATTGGAATACATTAATCCCTGAGAGAGAATAACTATGGCAGAGCAATCTAAACCAAACACTTTTAGTGGAGGTATGGTAACGGATTTAGATCCTGCATACCAACCTAAAGAATCTTACTTCACAGGACTTAATATTCGTGTAGTCACTAATGGAGATAATTCATATTCGCTAGAGAATATCCAGGGTCCACAATTGGAATGGAATTTAAATACTCATACAGATGGTGTTTACTATACTGGTACAAACAGGTATGTTATTCATGGAGCTGTAGTGGTTGATGATTATATCATAACTATAGAAGGTCAATTAACTGCCTCTAATAAGAACTGGAAGATAAGAAAATACATAATAGACTATTTGGGGGATATTAGTCTAGATGGATCATTAGATTCTGCTCTTTGGAGTGGAGCAGGATTGTTCAGCGATGATGCTGGTGAAATAGAAATGGAGGCTATCGCTGAAACAGAAAATATACACCGTATATATTGTACAGATGGTATATCACCACTACTGTCTATTAACGTCAAAGAAGATATAAGCGCATTGACGGTATCTGACTTTAAAGTGTTTAAGCCTAACATTATGGCATCAGCCACAGTGTCTAGTTTCACAGATAATGGTGGTAATTTACTTTGCGGTTCTTATAGTTATGTTTATAGGTTTAATACGGAAAACCAATCTAATTATACGGATTGGTCTCCAATGTCTAGAGCTATCAACATACCTATAAATAACGTTCAAGGGAGTGATAGCTTAACAATTAAAGGGGCGACAGGATCAGATATATCAGCTCACACAGTTAAAGTAGGTATTACTGGTATACCAACTAATTATACTCATATAGAGGTTGCTCAAATTCACTTTGTTGGTCCTAATGTTAGTACTATACACATTATTGAAAAGGCAGAATTACTTGGTGAAACTCATGAATTTGTTCATAGTGGATTTGAAACTAAAACCTTAGTCGAAGGTGGCATCGCAGATGTTTTAATTAAAAACACAGTTTGGGATACGTGTAAGTCTTTAGCTCAAAAAGATAATAGGCTTTACAGTTCTAACTTAGATCATTCAAGGTTAAGCCCTACATATAAGTCAATTGACGATATAGCTTCCTTGCTGGATAGTTATAAAGTAAAGTCATATAAGGCTGTATGGAATAGCGGTTCTCATAGTAGCTTTTCAGGTCAGACTGGCGCTGCTGGACTGAACGAGCATAGACATAAAAAATGTTACACCCTTACTAGCCCTGAAGATGACGCTACTAATTTTTTCAAGTTTATTCCAAATAACTACGGTACTGGAGCTAACCCAAAATATGTATTAGGGGCTGAAACTCCTGGATACACTAATAGCAGTAATGACGGATTCAGAATAACATTCCAACACGAAAGCTATCCTATAGATGAGCACGCCACTGGTAGTGAAAGTTATTTTGCAACAACAGAAAAAGAAGTTACAAGTGGTCAGGATAGGTATTATAATGTTCCATTTAAAGTAAGCACAGTAGATTCAAATTACCTAAACTCAGTCAAGGGTCCTATAAACCCAAAGTGGGATAATGAATTTAGGAGTTTTAGAAGGGGAGAGTGCTATAGGTTTGGTATTATTTTAATTGATAAAAATGGATTAGAAAGTTTTGTGCATCATATAGGCGATATAAAAATGCCTGATGGTAATGATCCTAATTACTGGAAGTTAAATGCTTCTGGATCAGGTGTAGAGGCTAATAACACATCCAACTATCCTCCTAATAATTGGGCTCCATTTAGTATGGCTAACTTATCTGCTGGAGGCACAGAGTATAGAACTGTAACGGCTCACGCTTTAATACCCAGAATAGACGTTAGGCTTCCAAGCGCTGTAACAGATATAATTTCAGGGTACAGAATAGTTAGAGCAGAAGTTACAGATGAGGATAAGGTAATGATAACTCAAGGATTGGCTAGTGACGTATTTAAGTATGACGACACAGATACCGACTCCACTATTAGTGGGCTTTATGGTGTTGGGTGGTTAGCAAATACAAGACTTAGAATATCAGGGGTTAATAATGGTGCGGTAACAGGTTTTTCTTCTGGTCATGAATCTCAACTTAGAAATCAATTGTCTTCAGGAAATTCTGGAATGCTATTAGACACTCCAGACGTAACTATAGGAGGTAAAAATTACCTACTTGGTAGTGGGTATAAAATCCAACCCTCGTATCTTATGGTTGGAAGAGGTACTGTAGGTAATTACGAAGAGAGGGGTATTATTATTTATGATGGCTTATCTCAAACAGACGCACAATTACCTAATGGTATTCACTCAGGCTTGTATAAATACAGTCCAGTAAAGCTAGGAAGTGATTTCACTGAATTTACTGCGTACTCAGGAAATACAGCTCAATACGCTAATATTTCTGTAAGTAATTTAAGCGAGATTGGTTCTAGTTATGATGGAACTCAGGTTAATGAAATAATTAAGGATACCGTCTATGTAAAAACAATTGTTAATGGTGAAGTTGTAAGTTCTACAGATACAGGGTGGAGTGCTAATTTTATAAATAAAGCAGCCATGGATGGTGATGCATCTCCAACTCATGAGGGTTCTATAAATTCATTAGGTCTAGTCGGTGACGGACCCTTAAGGGGTAATGACGTAATAGGCTCGTCAACAAAGCTATTAATTTCAATGGATGGAAATTGGATTAATTGTGGTGCATTTAAAAACACCACTACGGGCAACAGAATCCTTGTGGGTGAAGATGATGGTATTGATTGGGGTTATACTAACCCTATTGGGAGTAATGATTATCCTACAACTGGATGGAGTAAAGGTAAGTGGGTGGTTGATTTAGTTAGAGATACAGATGATGGTAGTGGTGGAACAAACTTTGAGCAGTATGGGGGCGCAGGTAGTACTGCTCTTCAAAATACTAGATATATTCCTTGCTCTGATTTTACTCCAGTTGACGATTTTAACTCACAAGTTTCAACTGTAAATATAGATGGTGGGGATACGTTTTGCGATATGTATACCAGCCTATCTACGTTCAAAGAATCTAGTTCAGATAATGTTCAGTCTTTTGGAATAGCTGTACCTTTAGAAAGTTCTTATAATATGGGTTACAGGTCTGGATCTTATTATGGAAGTAGTTTAACTGCGGTAACAACACAGGAAGATTCATACCAGTATAATTTTGCTTATCACCAAGCCATAAACACAAAGGGTTATGTTCAAAAGCCTGCTGGATTCAATCCTAATACTCAATTCAAAAATAAGATAGTTGCTTCGCAGGTAAAGCTTGCTGGTGAACCTCAAGATGCTTGGAGTTCCTTTTTATCTAACGACTTTATAGAGTTACCTTTAAAGCAAGGAGAAATTGTAGATCTTTTAAATTATAGAAATAACTTATACAGCATACAGTCGGATGGAGTTAGTTTAATCTCTATAAATTCTAGAGTATTAATTCAAGGCGAGGGAGCTTCTGCAGATATACAGATAGCATCTGGTACTGGAACAGTAATGGATAGATATGACTATTTAACCACTCAGTACGGGTCTAAATATTACAATAAGTCAATAGTCACTCCTACGGGTGCTTTCTTTTTAGATACAGAAAGAAGTGAATTATTGAAACTATCTGGGGAGGGTGTTAACCCAGTATCCCTAACTAATTCCTACAAAAACTATATAGTAGGATTAACTAAAGATAAAACTATATTAACCTCTGAAAACAACAATCTGGGTAGTTTAACTCAGGGTTTGTTTACGGGATACGACAATGAATTTAGAGAGTGCCACTTTACAATAGTAGATTCTGATGATTCCAAAAATAGTTTTGTAATCTCCGACTTAGACGGGAAACTTATTAGCAACTTAGAGCTTTTAAGTGCCGCTACAACCACATCAATTGGTGCTATATTTTTTAAGAAATACATATCATATAAAAATAGATTATTTGGTATAGGTCATGAAACCGCAACAAGCAACAATGATAATATATATTTATTTAATTCAGATGTATATCAACACTTTAATGTTGGGATCGTAGTGAATGACAGTCCTACGATAAATAAGATATTTGATACGTCAGAAATAATTAGTGATGTAACAAACACAACAGATACATTTACGTCTCATACCTTGTCGGACTCTACTGGTAGTGATGCTACAACAGGTTCTAACGAGAGAATTAGAGAGGGTATTCATAGGGTTTCACTAAGAGGTGCATCTACGAGTAGAGCTAGAGGAAACTGGTTAAAACATACGATAGCTTATAGTCAGGCTTTATTAAGCAATAGCATTAACTCTGCTACTGATAAAAAATTTAATATATTTGCAGTAAACACAAGATATAGAAAATCAAATTAATATGGAAAATGCATTAGGGTTATATAATATTGTAAATTCTTATCAAAGGGATTCAGGTGATGGAACGTCTGATGATCAAGCCTTTACGATGAGTGATAAAATGCAGGCTAGGTTTGATGCTATAAAGTTAGAAAACCCAACTTTTACTGACGATCAAATACACGATCAAATCAAAAAGGAAGATGGCTCAAAGGCTGCGTCTGTCGCTGGAATTGCAGGGGCAGCATTAAGTGTTGCAAGTCAGTTCGGAGGAGATGAGAATCCATTAAACAAAAACCTAGCATTAAAGGGTGGTCTTACTGGAGTTGTTTCGGGAGCCTCTATGGGAGCTAAAGTTGGCGGAGTGCCAGGAGCTATTGCTGGAGGTATCGTTATGGGTGTTGCTGGAGCTTGGAAGGGCGATAAAGAACAGACGACACAAGATAAGTTAGAGGTTAAAAACGAAGCCATTACTGCAAACACTAGTGTTGCAAGTAGTAATGCTGTGTCAAGCTCTATACTTGATGATCGTTATAGAAAGAATGTCAGTAACTCTCTAAAAAATACTTACGGAGTAGGTGATATAGATAATTTTACAAATAAATATAGTTAAGATAGTTATGGATAAGGCTGAGTTAGCAAAATACATGGAGAACCCAAATGTAAAATGGGTTTTATATAACATACTTAAACATGAGTCAGGAAAAGTAAATGGTAAAGTAAATACTGGTGGTTTCAATGAGAGCGCTGGTGATAGTACTGCTTACGGTTCAGGACAGTTTATTGGAAAAACAAGAAATACTATATTAAATGATTATAGTATAGATGCTTGGTCGGATAGCTTAGAAGACCAACAATTAGCCGCAATAGCTTTAATGCACTCTAATGGCGACCTTGATGCAATAGCTGGTGGAGATTATTCTGGACTTAAAAGTAATAATTATTGGGAAGCTTTTTCTAGTGATGAAAATCATAAAAGACTAACTAAGAATAAACCTGCAGGGTGGGAGGATAAGTATACAAATATGCAATCGGACTCTATACATGATCCTGCAGCAAGTTGGAGTAAGTTAAGTCCTGAAATGAAAAAAGAAAAGAAGGGGTGGTTTGATAGTAAGTATGGTGGAATGCCTAAAGGTTTTGATATAGGTGGTGGTGTTCCTACAGAAGAACAAGCGAAAGAAGATCCGAGATATGCTAGAAATAAATCTCCAAGATTAGATGAGGCTAAGGATTTTATAAAGCAATGGAAAGAAATACAAGGCAGTGAAAGAGTAGACAAAGAAAGAGCCCTTAAAGATTTAGCTAAAACACACCCTGGTTTTAAATATACAGTACCTGGATATGTTAAGGGTAAAACAAAAGGTCACTCAGGCGGTGTGAACCCTAAAAATTATACTGTAGGCCATATAGAAAAAAACGTTAATCTATTAACTTATCATAGGTTAAGCGATATTGATAAGTGGATAAATAACAGTGAGGCAGCCATATTAAAACAAGCTGATGCCGCAGATCAAATATCTGTAGGTGTTAAGCCAAGTTTAGTTTTAAAGGGTGTTGATGATAACATTTCTATCGCTAAAGACGAAAAGAATAATATACCTGCCACAGACGCCTCAAAGAGCCCTACTCCTGTTCTAACTGAAGATAATAAAGTAGAAAACTTTGTTGAATTACCTGAAATGGATGAATCTGCTTTGGTTGATCCAATAGTTGATGAGGATGCAGATGTTGAAGATGATTTTGAAATAGAAGAAATTGATTTATCTTTAGCGCCAGAGCTTGAAAAAGATGAAGATCTTAGTTTTGAAGATTGGAAGATTAGATACCCTGACGGAACTCAAGAGGAGTACGATAATAGAGGGGTTACAGAGGGAGACTCTGGTTATCAAGACTGGTTGAAAGACAACCCTGGAGGAACTAAAGAAGAATATCAAAAGTATTTCGACTTACGAGGTGATACGTCTGGATTAGGTGAGGAGTCATTCCTAGATAAGATAGGAGGGCTATCATCTCTTATAGGTTTAGCTACAGGAGCTATGGGATTAGGTCAAGCATTAAAAGATGTAGACATCCCTAAAGATCCAAAGTTAGGCCCTGCTTTTCAACAAAGATTAGAAGAATCTAAGAGGTTAGCGCAACAAGGGTTAACTCCATCTGAATTAGCTAAGGCTCATAATGATTTAGATTCATCTTATGCTACAGGTATAGAGAATATTGTTCGTGGTTCAGCAGGGAACAGAGCTCAGTTTTTGGCTGGGCTTGGAGGTCTTGATGTTGCACGTCAATCTGCCTTGATGGATATTGCAGTAGCTGATGCTAGTATGCAAAGACAAAATCAAGATAAGTACGATAAGATGATGATGGTTAATGAGCAGTATGAAGCTGCTAGAACATCTAAGTATGATCAAGCAAAGTACGAGCAAGACATGGCAACTAAGTCTGCTGGAGCTGCTCTAGCTGGTAGTGCCTTATCAATGGTTAACGAAAACATAGGTAATCGCCAACTTAATAGATACAATAAGATGAAGACTGAAAAGCTTATGCGAGACATGGGTTATAGGAATGATTCTAACGGTAAATCTACCGAGAAGCAACTAGGGGTTGATCCTGATACTGGAGAGAAAGTTCAAACTAGCTTCTCTCTTCCTGGAGATGATAATTATGTGGTTCCGAATCTTCTTAGCGCAGATGAGCAAGTAATTAATACGGAGGTAGAGAATAATCAAGCCTCCTTAATAGACGATAGTTCGTTAAACGAAACTAATTTACTTCCTTTTGATGCGTTTGATTTGTCTAGAAGAAAATCAAAACCGTCTGGGCTTATCAATCCAGATAACATATTATTTGAGTACTAAAATATACTTTTAAGAAATACAACATGGCAATAGACTACGGAGCAATGCAAGCTTTAACTGAAGTATTTAAAGGTACATCAGAAGCTAGAAGAAATAGGAAGGCTGAAGAAGCACAGATGCGTCAAGAGATGCTCCAGCAGGAGAACATGGACTTCAAGAACGCTCAAATGGTTGGTCAAGAACAAGCAGCTATAGAGGCTTCTAGAGAGTCCTACTTAAAGCAGGTTCAGAAGATTCCTCACATGAGAGATTATGTGAATAATTACTTTGACGAACAAACCTTAGAGTTTAAAGGGTTGATTAAATCTTTTAATGGTAGATACTCTACAGCTATGAGTAGCGGTAAGGTATTAGACTTTAGAGATAATCTTATGACTAACCTAAAGAAAAGCGATAAGTATCAGCAAGGCGTTACCTCTGCTACTAACATGGCTCAGTTAGACGCTTGGTCTACGTCTGAAAAGACGCAAGATTTAATATCTAGAAGAGATCAAATAAACAAGGCTGCATATTTAAGGGGTGAAACAGATTCCTTTGAACTTAGTGGATTAAGAGCTAAGTATGACTCGGTTGATGCTGCGGATTACTATGAGGGAGAGCGACCAGATTTTGATAAAATATTTAGTAATCAATACGCTTCTATAGTTCATAATTGGGCTTTAGAAAACGATGATGCTGATCAATCAAAGCTTACAGCTTTAGCAGAAAATTATTACCCTGGAGATCCAAATGGAAAAGAGAAATATCTTAAGCAATTTGCTCAAGAAGATATGGGAATAAAAGGTGCTTACGATACGAAGATGACTGGAACTAAAGAGTTACCTCCAGTAGCAGCTACAGCTAGAGTTAGAAATATATTTGATCAAACAGCTAAAGGGCCTAACAGCGCTTACGGTATGCTTGCTAATGCAGCAGGGCAACCAATGATGCAGCAGTTTGGTTGCAAACCAGGCGGTCCTGAGCAGAAGGGTGATATGCAAATAGCAGGTTACGAAATATTTAACTCCGCTCCAGACGCTATATTAAAAGAGGCTAAATTCCAGTTTGGTGATGCTATGAAAAGCAATGGTGATGGTACGTTTGATTTTACTCACGTTAAGAGAGCTTATGATGCTAATGGTGTTTACATGGATGATCAAGACGGAGATGATACTCACACCAACATGACTTATAATGGAGCTCACATGGTTACTAAGGCAAGGTTTAGATTACCTGATGGAACTATTAAAGAGCAATTAATGGGAGATCCTAAAGATAGGGATTTAATAAAATCATTAGAAAAAGAATGGGGTACAAATGTTACTTACGTTCCAACTATGGTTGCTACATTCCAAAACGATAATTGGGCTACGTGGTGGGATAAACAGGTTATGGTAGAAATGGACCCTAAGACTATGTCTATGGAGCGCATTATGGATAACACTGGAATGGAAGAGAAGATGCAAGAGTCTGCTGAAGGCTCAAGAGTTATAGCTAAACTATCTGGAGCGCCACAAGAAGATTTAGAAACTAATCTAAATGCTGTAAGAGCGCAACAACAGAAAGACGGTAATGCTTTCTATAAAGGTACTGGTGGTGAAGCTGGTGAAGACGCAACAATGGATGTAGTAGCAAGTTATTTTGCGCCTGAGTTTAATGTAATGCAAGGGGCTGAAGATTCTAAAGGAATACTTTACTCTATCGCATCTACAGCAGCCAAGAATCAAGGTGGAGATTTTGCTAGCAATTCTAAGCAATATATGAATGCTATAGGTAATCTTATGAAGGCAACGGATAGTAATGGGAAAAAATTCCAGATGGCTATAGAGAGTAAGAATCCAACAAATATTTATAATGTTATGAATACTATGTTTGGAGACATTGGGGATAAGAATGAAATCCTTAAATTAGCAGAGATTTGGAGTAACTACAATTAAAATAAAAAAATGGCAGATTTAAATGAACTTATCAGTCAAGCAAGTAGTAATGAATCTGGCACAGGAGGTAAGTCCAGTTTATTAGACTATGCTGATAAACCTCAAGAAGTAGAAACAGGTCAAGGATCTCCTGGGCAAGATCCAATGTTGTCTCAAGAAGATGTATCTCAGTTATCACGACAAGGTGCTGTGTCTGCTGTTGAGCAACAAATAGATCCAGGAGTAGGTGGTCTTTCAGAGAGAGATAGACAAGCCATTACAGATACAGGAGTAGATCCTGAATTAATATTTGAAGGTAATGCAGAGAAGTTCGGTAAGAGCTTAGTAGCTGGTGTTGGTGTCGTTGTAAACGATGTGGGTAATATGATGGATTATGCATCAATGACTTTACTCCCAGACGAAGTAAGAAAATCTGATACATTCAAGAGTATAGTAGAGAGACTACCCTCAGCACACAATCTTGGTGATGCCCTACAGAAGTGGGGTGAGGTTCATCAATCCCCAGGGTTAGATGAGTTTACATTAGACGATTTATTTAAAGTAGAGTTTTGGGCAACTGATGTTGCTAAGACTTTACCATATATGGCTTCCATGTTAATACCTGGGCAAGCTGGAGCAAGTGCTGCAACTAAAGCTATGACGTGGGCTGCT